ACAATTGATAGTCCAGAGGACATCTTGCATGAGTTTTAACATAGGAGGATAACTATGCCAGAAGAAGAAAAGAAAACGGTTGATATAGATACATCAGGACCTGCTGTAGATATAGAAATTGAAGAAAAGAAAGATGAGGCTGTTGTAGAAACTGAACAGCCGAACGAAGAAGTAACGGAACAAGAAGTAAAAACAGAAGAACAAGAACCAGTAAAACAAGAAACAGAAACAAAAGAAGACGATAAACTAGAAGACTACAGTAAAGGTGTACAAGCTCGTATTGCGAAACTAACTCGTAAAATGAGAGAAGCAGAAAGAAGAGAAAAAGCTGCTCTTGATTATGCAAAAGCTGTAGAAGCAAAAAGAAAAACTGTAGAAACAAAATTTTCAAAAGTTAATGAAGATTATGTAAAACAGTTTGAAACTAGAGTTAAATCAGGAATGGATTCTGCTCAAAAAGAGTTAGCATCAGCAATTGAAAATTCAGATGCTGCTGCACAAATAGAAGCGCAGAAAAAAATTGCTGCTCTATCTATTGATGAAGCTAGACTTAATGCTCTGAAAGAACAACCAGTTGTTAAAGAAGAGGACCCTGCACCTAAATTAAAAGATGCAGAAAGTCTACCAGAAGCTACACCTGAAAAACTACCTAATCCAGATCCTAAAGCTGAGGATTGGGCATCAAAGAATGATTGGTTTGGAAAAGATAGACCTATGACTTTCACAGCCTTTGAAATACACAAAGACTTAGTTGAAAGAGAGGGTTTTGACCCACAAACTGACGAATATTATGCAGAAGTTGATAAACGAATAAGACTTGAATTTCCGCATAAGTTTGATAAAAAAGAACAAACGTCAGAAAAACCGACGCAAAATGTTGCCTCTGTTAAACGTTCAGCTGTAAGACAGAATAGGCAGACTGTGAGACTCACTTCCTCACAGGTAGCAATAGCTAAAAAATTAGGAGTGCCACTCGAAGAATACGCAAAACAATTAAAAAACACGGAAGGAGCG